AACCACACGGTCTTCAACAGTAACGCCGACAGCCTTCATTGCCCCATCCATCACTGGCTGAGTAGCTGGCTTCATCTCCTTGACTTCTTCTAACACAATCTCGCCAATACCTGTGCCAAAGACAGCAGCATTGAGGATACACTCTGCTACAGCCTTGCGGGTCTTGGTAAACTGGAAGTCTTCTGACAATTGCTCACGTAGGTAGGCGATGTCGGTAGGGTCTTGATCTTTGCGGTCGTCACGGATGTCGAACCACTTACCACGACCAAAGGTGGCTTCCTCAACCTCTGCGACTGAACTCTCAACAGCCTGTTGCAGGGCAGGGGAAATCAGTCGTGAACGCTCTGACTCACGTGTCTTGTCGTCGTTAGACCAGATACCACGCCATAGACGGTAGTACTCGTCAAACTTTTGTTCGTAGTTTGCGTTATAGTGGTCACGCCATTGGTCAACCTTACTGATAACCCAACCCTCAACCGACTGGTCAGGTGAGCTTTTTTCGTAATCTTCCATATTAATATCCTGATGTTGCGTCTAGCATCTCATACTCGTCTTCCTCAAAGTCTAAAACATAGGCTACTTTTGCAAGTTGCTCGATGTAGGACAATGCGTCAGGTAAGTCGTCGTGTACTAGTTTGTTTGGAAACTGAAATAATTGATCTAGGAACTCGTTGTTCCAATCACCCTTGTTGAGTTTGACATAACCATTCTCAAAGCGCCCTTGAAGCGCCCATACGATACGATCTGTCTTCTTCTTATTACCGTGTGTTAGCTCATCAACCCTAAAGAAGGTTTGAGTACGCTTCATAATGTCGCTAAGGTAGGGCATTACAGCCTGTCGTGCAATACCCTTCTCAATTCCGACTGCTACAGGCTCGTACTTTTTAACAGCATCAAAGATTTTCTTGGCTGTTTCTTTAACATCCCACCTACCGTAGATGATTTCTGCTACCCACCAACCCTTGTCGTTGGCTTTTACTATAGCCATAGCAGTAGAGTCAAGGCGAGTGTTTTTAATACCAACAGAACCTTCGGCTTCAAAGCCAGCCAAGTCAACTGCGATATAAAAGTCACCATCAACAGGCTCCTCTTCGTCAAACTTTATCCATTCTTCCTTGAATAACTCACCCCCTGCTGCTTCAAAGGATGCCATAAATTCCTGCCTGAAGCTGAATGAGGACATGCTTTTCTTAGCTGCTTCAATCTCTTTTGGATCAAGAAGAGGGTTGTCAAAAGAAGTAAAGTGGAAAGACTTAAAAGTATCATCATCGCCCTTTAACCCATATTGGTATAAGTCATAGAAGTGGTTTCGACCCATAGGCGTACCAATAAACATGGCACGACCCTTTAAGTCAGCCAGTGCAGGGCGAAGGATTTGCTCCCACACCTCTGGCTTCATATCTGCATACTCGTCTAGCACCAAAAACTTCAGGCTAACACCACGCATTGTCTCTGGGCGGTCAGCACCCTTTAGAGAAATCGTCGCACCATTGATAAGCTTAATCTGCAAGTTGTTAATATGGCTACCTGTAATGACAGGATGACCAACCTCAAGCAGGACTTGCCACATGATGTCACGAGCTTGACCCTGTGTTGGAGCAACGTAAAAGACATGACCACGCTCACTTTGTAAAGCTTCGACAATTAGACGGTATGCCGCCAACCTACTTTTTCCTGTACGGCGACCAGCGGCGACCACATGAAACCTAGTCTCATCTGCCCACACCTTCTTTTGCCAAGGGAGTAGTTCAATTTTTAAATCACTCATTATAGATTAAATAACCCCGCAATTAAACTTTGGCGCTCTGACCTTTCTCGTGCAAACGGGTTTTGGTATGTGTTTCCAAAAGCAATGTTAGCACCAAAATTATATGGGTCTTCAGGAGCGGTTACAGGCATGGTTGGTTGAGAAAATAAACCACTAGCACGTATCCCAGTAGGTGCGCCAGTAGACACAGAAGGAGTTGTTATAACAGGTTCAGGTGTTATAGCTTCCTTTGTAGTATCTACTAATATTTCACCTTCAGGGCGAGTATCAGGAGGTTCTGTAGGATCAAACTCTAAATTGGGTACATCGTAAACTGTCTTGCCGTAAAAGTCTTCGATGTAATTAGATAAGTCATCAACTGAAATATTTGGGTTAAGAGCAACTTCATTAGCAACGTCAGCGGCTACTAATGGATCAACACCACTGGCTGTTAAGTTTTGCTCAATAGCACCTATATCAACACCGCCTTTGAGTAATTCATTATCTAAATTAGATGACTTGGCAATGGCATCAGAAATTGCTTGATCATCAGCAGCTTGAAAAGCTTCTTCTGTTATATTTACAGGTTCTAACCCAGTAGTCTTACTTAACTCAACTAAACTATCTGTTATATCTTCGATGGATGCACCACTGGTAGCTAACTCAGCAGCAGTGTCAGCCGCTGTTGTACTTGCATAACCAGAGCTTAGAGTATCTGAAATCTGTTTAGTTTCCAATCCCTGTTTGGCAAGTTGTTCCGCATCGGCAGCTAAAAACTCAGCGTCATCTTGAATAACAGGATCAAAGCTTAAATCAGTTTGTTTACTTAACTCAATTAAACTTTCAGTTATAGCATCTACAGAAGTATTAGAAACAGCTAATTCAGCCGCTAAATCAGCCGCTTCGGTGCTTGCGTAACCAGAGCTTAGGGTCTCTGAAATTTGATCAGTTTCCAAACCCTGCTCTGCAAGTTGTTCCGCATCGGCAGCTAAAAACTCAGCGTCAGCCGTAGTGTCTAACAACTCATTGTCTAAAGTAGCAAATTCATTATCACGGGAAGCAGCTTCAGCAATACCTAAAGCATCAGCAGCAACTAACTCAGGGTCGGTTGTTTCTACGGGTGTTAAGCCAACTGTCTCGCTTAGTTTATCTAACTCTTTCTCAATCTTGGCGGCTGTGTTGTTGCCGACCGCTAAACTAGCAGCAAGATCAGCCGCTGTCGTACTTGCGTAACCAGAGCTTAAAGTCTCTGATATTTGACTTTCTGACAAACCCTGTTTGGCAAGTTGAGCCGCATCAGCAGCCATAAAGCTTGCATCTGTCTCTGACAAAGGCTCGGTTAAACCACCAATACCGCCTGATATAGCTCCTGAGAGTAAATCCCCACCTTTTAAGGCAGAAGTAACACCACCTGTCAAAGCCCCACTAACAACGTTGCCTACTGTACCACCACCGACTGATTCAGCAACAGCAGGGGTTAAGTCTGTCTGTAACAAACTAGTAATACCGCTAGTAGCTGCCCCCTTTAAAAAGTCACCACCAGTTGCTTCTGCTAACGTACCTCCAATAACAGCATTTCCTAATGCCGCTGCTGTGCTGCCAGTTGCGCCTAGCGCACTACCAATTGAAGCACCTAAAGCTGGGGCAATCGCAGGAAGTAACATAGGTACTGCAAGTTTTAAAAAATCTGAAAAACTTCCATTACCTTGATTATAATATTTTTTAGCATCAGCGTAAGGGTCTGTATTTTGAGGTGGGTGTAATGAAACAATAACATCAACCTTCTCTAAAGCTTTTTCTAATCCTTCGGCTGAAACAGCGTAACCAAATGTTTCAAAAGCATATTGGTTTTCATATAGCATTTTCTTGCCATTGACTGATAGAGCATCTACAAACTTTGCTTTATCACTACCAGCAGGAAAAGGGTTTTTGTAGTCTACAATAACACCTTTGTCATTTTTAATAGCAAGTGCATCTATCTTATTTTTATGGGCTTTTGCTGGTGATATTGGCATTTTGTTTAACCTATTCCTTGTAGATAAACGGTTTTCTTCCCGTCCTTAACAGCCCTTAACACTTCGTTTTTGTTATTTCCCTCTTCAAATGAGCAATGCACCCATCCCGAGTTAGGCTGTCCCTCTTCATAAAATTCTAGGATGAGCTGTTTGAAATGTAGGTTATCTTTAATCCACAAGGCTAACTCCTTGTTGTCAAAACCAACCACTTCAAAATCTGCTGCCAACCCTTTACAGTGGTCTGACGTTGCGCTACCACCAATTGCTTTGTTAAGCTCTGGTGAGCGATAACCACTGGTAACCATAACAACGCCTAACTTGTCTCGTACCTTCTGCAACACCATAGCGCATAGGGTGGAGAGGTTATTGATAACTTCTTCTGGTGGCGTGTTGTCAATACCTTTACGAGCCGCTGTTTCCGATTTACACAGTTCTGACAATGTAAAGTTATTTGATAATTTCATTTATTCTTCCTCATGTCTATGACTTTTTCTAACGTGCGCCCACCAAAGTAGAAGGACATGATTAACATACCCCACTGCCCCAATAACTCTACATAAGCACTGTTAGTATCCATGTTAAAGGCACTCATTAGTGCAAACACAAAGTAGCCCGTGAGGATGGCTATGAGTGTTAATGGACGGATGTTTTTAGATAACCAACTGTCGCTGGTCATGTCGGCTGTCAACCTAGCGGTGAGGTTGCTCTGCTCTGTTTCGTATAGCTTTGTCTCGTTAGCTAGTTTGGTAAGTTCACCCTCTTGGGCTAACCTAGCCAACTCAAGCTGAGCAGCGGCTTTGGCGGCAGGGTCTGGGATAAGCTTGTCAATCAGCTTACCGCCTATGTTAAGTATTGAGTCCAGAACCATTTAAATCCTCCACATCCGTATACTCTTGTTCGTCAATCGTGACTGACTCCCCCACCCCGCTAATGGTAATGTTAACCGAGGGGCGAGAGCCACCAGCCTTATCCTTCTCGAAGTAGGACATTGGAAGCATCCTGTCAACCAACAACTTCCACGCCGCTGCCTGATTCTTATGCTCATCGTCGAGTGCTGCGTCTAGGATGGAGTCTAACACCTTGCGGCTTTTGGGCGATGCCATCAACCTAGCCTTAAACTCCTCGATGGCTGATGCGTCCCCTTTAGGGCGACCTACGGGTCTTTTCTTCACTTCAGCCAATGTAGCCTTTGTTGGTCTACCTCTCTTCTTTGGGGGTGCTGATGCACCTTGTCCTTGGTTCATGTTGTTCCTCTATGTAGGCTATATAGACTACTTACCTAGTTAGTGCTAGTTAGGGCTATATAGCTATGAACTAATTGGTTGACATTATCCGTTAATGTAGATAACCACCCTTCATACTCTATATAGTACGTAGTATACCACACTTTTGTCTTTTTGTCAAGTGTTTTTTGCAGTTTTTTTATATTTAGCTGTTCAGTCGCATTTGGCTTGTTAGCTGTTCAGTCGCAGATGTCGCCTAAAGGGGGTTTTAACGACAATCTATGTCAACTTCGACTGAGCAACAATGGTAGTATGATATTACCTTTTCTTGTTAGCCCTCTACTGTTAGCTGTTCAGTCAAAAGTGCTTAAAAATTAAGCAGTTATGGTATGTTAGCTATATAGGTGATGTGTCCCTAATTTAGCCTAATTTGACTCTTTTTTGTACGTTAGAGGGTACTACAATAATACAACGCAGCCAGCCCCTCCCCCGCCCCTGTTTCTACATAGGGATAGGTTATGTAACTAAGTTACCAATATAAGGCTATGCTTATGTAACTATGTTACCATATAAGTCTATGCTGATATATACAAGTGTGAGAGGCTGTGTGGGTGGCAACACAGGCAACACAGGCAACACAGGCAATAGAGCTAACCTATCGACAGGCAGCACACGATTAGAATATACAATTGGACAACGTGAAAAACAATGCTATGATTACTACATCAACAACGAAACCAAGGGGTTTAAAATGTTAGAGCTAGTGTTAATGTTAGTCGCTATAATCGGATCCTTCCTCTCCCTCAACTACCTACTGGAGCTATAAAATGTCAGACTTAAACAACCACGTACAACACATCGCAAACATGTTAACTAATGGTTTTGGCGATGAGCTTAACTATGACGGCGAAGAGATGACCGCCTTTGACTACCTGCAAGACGCACTTGACATTGAGTACATTGTCAACAGTAAGAAAGAGTATCTAGGCGCTCGGGTGTTAGTGGCTTTTGGTGGTCCTAACATTTGGGTAGACACACGCAAAGGTATTGTTGAGGGCGCTTGGTGGGGCGATAGTGCCTCTGCGTCATTCGTGGACAACATCGGCTTAGATGATGCCCTGTCTGAGTTGTTCAACTGTTAAGGGGGAAACCATGAAACAGTTTTTGTTAGAGGGTTTGTTTTACTCCGCTTTGTTTGCGTCAATGCTCACGTTGATGCTTGCATATTTTGACATACTAACCTACTGAAGGGGAAACCATGCGAACCGATACCTACGTCTATACATTCAATAAAGACGATACCGAAGGGGCTAAACGTCTCAAAACAATGCGTGATTTGATCAAGGTTATAAACAGACAGAGAAAGGCTAGAGGACAACGTCTGTACGTTATCAGGGTTATGGGTAGAAACGAAAACAGGAAACACGAAGGGAGACATTACAGGCAAACCATACCATTAAAGTTTTCTAGCCGTTTCGATGTCTACTGTTACGAGAAATTCTAAACTGTTGTGCTGCAACCACATTTTTAAAAGGGGTTTTTATGATAGCCGTTTTGTTTGCTAGGCGTGATAGTGCCTACAAAAAATATCAAGGGTTAGACGTTTATGATGCGGACAGAAACGCATACACGTTTAAAGGTGGTGTTCCTGTTATTGCTCATCCGCCGTGTAGGGCATGGGGTAAACTGTCCCATATGGCTAACCCTCGACCGGGAGAAAAGGATTTAGCCCTGTATGCTTTGGGGGTTGTTCGAACGTATGGTGGTGTGCTCGAACATCCAAAGGGTTCGAAACTATGGAAAGATCAAAATCTACCAATAGGCAACGATACAGACGAATACGGGGGTTTTACCCTTGAGGTTGATCAATATGATTTTGGACACGTAGCACCTAAGAAAACGCTACTATACATAGTGGGGATAGAGAGAGATCAATTACCGCCACTACCACCAAAAAACACGGCTATACCTACGAGATCAATTGCTGGTAACATCAAAGGGACTAAACGTTGTACTCAATATCAAAGGGAATACACACCAGACGCTTTGATAGACTTTTTAGTAACAATCTGCAATAGTGTTGTTGCAGCACAACAGGAGACAGTATGAAAAAGAAGCCAATCGCAAAGCCCGCTATTGGGTACACGGTGTTTTAACAGAGGGAATCTAAATGTCTACAATATTCGAAGCACGAGAGGCGCTAGATAAGGCGGTGGCTATCGTCAAGGAGTTGATAATGGCTGATCAGTTGGTCACGGATGTCGAGAGGGATTACAGAGAGTTTTTAGACTTTTGGGAGGAGGTTTACGCCTTAGACCGACTATTAGACCGATACGATCGTGACGCTAGCAACGTTAAACGTGAGTTAATCTATGATGCAATGACAGAGGAGGGAATGCACGATGACTAAGCTAGAC